GATATACAGCGCTACGCCTTTGCCCCCGTCGATATCGTGAAAGGCGATCCGGCCGCCGGCACGGACTAATCGGCCGAACGCAACGTAATCGCAGATCGCCCGGCTGCAGCGATGGTCGCCGTCGATCAGGAGAAAATCGATCGGCGCCGGCACCGCAGACCAGTCCAGCCACGGACTTGCCGCGGCGATAAGATTGACGTTGTCCCGCAGGCCGAGCTGCTCGATATTCGCCGACCACTTGGCTTTCGGGTAAGGCTCGATACAGGTCAGCATCCCCCCGTTATCTTTTGCCACCCGGCCTAAGACCATCGATGAGCAGCCGTCCATCGAGCCGATCTCGACGATCGTCTTTGCCCCGATTTCCCTGGCCGTCCTGTCCAGCAATTCGAGATCGTTTACCGTCATCCTCCGATTGCCGCGGATGCTAATCTCCTGATAGTCCGGCCGAGTCTCTTCAGTCGTTTGCTCCATTTTTTGATCCTTTCGCTTGCCGCGGGGGCTTATTATTGATTTTTTCTTCGAACGCCTTTCGAAGCTCGTGTATCGCTATTTCAATATCGTTTATGGCCACAAAGGCCGCAGCGTTTTTCTTGCAGTGGCCGTGCTGCTGGATCCGGTGTGTTTCCCGCAGCAGCCGTCTTATATGATTGATCGGTCTCATTTTACCGCTCCCGAAAACCTGATAATCATCCCGGCAAACGTCAGCGCGCTTCCGGTCAGGCCGCTCATTACCATCAATACAATCGCCACCCACACAGGTACGAGTCGCGGCAGAGCCGCCTCAATTTTATTGATATGATTCCACTGGTCAGTATCGCTTTTCTCAAGGTTCTCGATGGATTTTTCAAAGCCGCTGTGTGCATCGCATTTTTCTTTAGGCATTTTTTTCCTCTTGTCACTCTGTCCGGTATCCGTATTCCCTGAAATTAAAGTCGTAATTCGAGCCGGCGATGTTCTCCCACGATATCTTCATATACCCGCCGTTACCGCCGCCGCTGGTTTCCGCTTTGGTGGCCCCGCCGCCGCCGCCGCCGTAATCCTCGCCCGGATTGCCCGGCTCTGATGACCCGATCCCGCCATCGCCGCCGGCCCCGCCGTTGGAGTCCTTGGCCGCTCCGCCCGTTGATGTACTCGCGCTGTTGCCCGTCCCTGTTGAGCCGGCCCCTCCTCCGCCTCCGCCACCGTATCCCTCCCCCGAATCGGCGCCGCTACCGCCTGCGTAAACCGTATCGCCGATTCCGTTTTCAGTTGATCCTTGCCCGCCGGTCCCACCGTTATCGTAACATAGCCCTCCGGCCCCGCCCTTGGCCTTGACAACCGTGCCGGCAAATGTAGTATCGTAACCGGCGGGACCATCGGTATCGGTGCCCACACCGACCCGATCGGCCGCGACCGAATAAGCGTAATTGGTCCCCTTTTCGACCGTGACAACTTTTTTCGCATACTGGCCGCCGGCCCCGCCGCCTCCGCCCTCGCCATTGCCGGATCCGCCGCCGCCGCCGCCGCCGCCGCCCCAACATTCGACCAGGCATTCGCCCGCAAAAGGTGCCGTCCATTTGCCTGATTGTCCCGGTGTATATAATTGCTGTCCCATATTAAACTTTAGTCACTTTAGTTCACTTTTAACTTTAGCTATCATACCAGTTGCTGCCATCGTGCCTCAGCATCGTCCCGGCCTCGTAATTGTCATCACCATCGGAATTAACGACCCATTCCGGCTCCGATACGCCTTCCTCGTAACTGTCGTAAGTCGCCTCGATGACATACTTGGTCTCCGCTTCGAGATCGTAGCCCTCGCCCAGGTCCGCCGAGTGAAAGTCGCCATGGAGTTCGAATTCGTAAACTGTTAAATTCGTACCACTGTTATCGCACACAAAATATGTATTGCCCTTCGCTTTTGTAAAGCAGCCTGTGGGCGATGTCATAATACCGGAAATGTCTATCTCTAAAGAAGCCTTTGACTCCCCTGAAAGATTAAAAGCGCTTGATAAATTCCAGAATAATATTTTATGGTTCTGCCCATCAATAACCTGCATCGTAAGTCCATCATTACTAAAAGCTACACCTTTGCAAGCATTGGTGTATGCTGAAATATCAGTTGACTGACTTGGCGTTGATGATATCGTCGTTATATCCCAAGGGGACGACATATTGTATTGAAATATCGAATCATTAAGGTTGTCTGCGGTAAATAATCTGGTTCCCGTGGGATTGAACCAACATGAATATTGGGCTTTAGTTGCAAATAAATCTCTTGATATGTGTGGAGTTGCAGCAGTTATATAATATGGAGTGTCCAAATCAATTCGCCAGACATAACTGCCGTAACCTGCAAGATTGCCTACAATATATATTCTCGTTCCATCCGGCTTCAAATATATCCCAGAATAATCACTCGCAAAAAAGTACATAGGTTCATGGTCCCATTGATCTAACTCGTGTGATTCATTAAGCGTTGCGGTTGTTATGTCCCAAGCCGCCGATAAAATATAATGATGAATCCCCCAATAAGACCATGACGTATTGTAACTAATACTATACATGTGCAGGCCATCTGTCGAAAAGCAAACTTCCTGCAAATATCCAGTTCCGCCTGTATTACTTCGATAAACACCATCATAAGTATGAGCAGGATTCAGATCGGCCGCGTCGATTGTCCCGCTCGCTAGCGCATCACCCGTCGGCAGGCCGCCCGAGGTCGCCTTGATCTCGACCGTGATATCGCCTGTTATGCCATCGCCCTGGTTATCGAACAATTCCAGTTCCACCCGCGATATCTGGTGCGATATATCGGGCGTGAATGTCTGGGCCAGAGTTACAGAATAACTCGTCCGGCCGATCGTGTATGATAAACCGCCGCCCGTCTCGTGATGCTCGAACAGCTCCTCCTGCGGTGCCTCGCTGCTGGAGCTCATACTGCTTGAACTGGATGAGCTGGATATTTGCCTGGCATAGACCCGCATATCCTCTATCCGCCGGGCGATCTCCAGATTATCCACCTCCTGGATTATACTGCCGCCCAGAACACCGCCGACATAACCCCTGTACTGAATATCGGGATTCATATCGTCCCCGTCGAAGATGTCCCGGTCGTATTCAATTAAAGTCAGTTTACATGCCATTGTTAATTTTCTATTTACTATTTATTATTGACTATTTCCTTTATGCCGAAGAGCTGCTTGACGATTCGCTGCTGCTCGAACTGCTGGAGGATTCGCTGCTTGACGACTCGCTGCTGGACGACTCGCTGCTGGACGATTCACTGCTGGACGATTCGCTGCTGGACGATTCGCTGCTGGATGATGAGCTGCTCGAAGATGAGCTCGAGCTGGATATCCCGATCAAATAATTATGAAGGTCCGAAAGCTGGGTATTGATCATTATATCGATCCTGTCCTCTTCGGTCTGCTCACCGACGGCGACCGCCGAATCCCCGCCGAGAGCCGAATTGTAATAATCCCGATACTCTAAATCGGCAGTGGTATCATCTCCATCGTAGATGTCCTCATTGTATTCGATTAGCGTCAGTCGATAGCCCACTTTAGCTCACTTTTTACTTTAGGCACTTTAGTCACTTATCTGGTTAATCCCGACCACCCGGAACTTTTTGATAATGTCCGCCGTCGGCCCGAAAGCATAAAGATCATCTTTTTTCGGATTTACAGACCAGGTATCGGTAATCGTGACCTCCGTGCCGTCAACGGATAATACGGTATGTGTCTCGATGGTCTCCGCCCCGGTATCGGGATGATTGACTCGAACGGCAATAGTATCGGCCGCCGATGTATTCGGCGCCGAATCCAAAACAACCTTATTGCCGGCAAGGCTGCTGACTACGCGACCGCCCAGCCGCCACGGCTCGACTACCAGGACGATATCGCCTTTCCTGCAGGCGATGGCATCGACTTCCGCCTCGAACTGCACCATGTACTTGAGCAGCCTGTTCTTGGCGAGCTCGTAATATAACAATCGCCAGGCCTGGGTCGCCCTCGTGACGCCGAATCCCTCGATAATCTTAGGCGCCCCGCTGTCAATCCCCGTATCGACGTGCAGCATGGGCGTCATTTCGTAGTCAAGGTCCTGGTCCTGGTAATCGATCTCCAGCTCGCCCGCCCTGTCCTCGAGGTCGATGTAATTTTTTCGATAAGTCCCCGGCTTGATATTGCCTGCCGAAAAAAGCTGGACCGGATTGCCGTCGTAAGGCTTGTCCACGAGGATCGTATAATTGCGCCCGATTTGAATCACCTCGCACCGGGCCATCGCGCAGACCTTGTTTACCGACTCCCATACGGTAATCGATTCATCGAAAACACCGTTGAATATTATTCTCTTTTGTGTCCCACCCTCGCCGTCGAGTATCAGATCATCGTAATAGCCCGCCGCTTCGTACCATTCATCCAGATACGGAGTCAGCCTGGCAGGGTCGATTCCATCGTATCGTTCGATAGCATAGGCCGTACCGGCGCCATCTCCGGAGATGACCGGCCTGGTCATAATATCCCATATCACCCAGACCGGATTGTCCGACCATTGCAGGGACCAGGAGCTGCCGTTATAAACATTGACGATCCGGCCCTTCCTTTTGCACGATATCTGCAGAGCGCCGCTGAGATCCTCGGTAGCCAGGGCCGATATCCCGAGAAGTGCAAGGCCCGGATAGGCAAAAGCAGTATTGATCACCTCCCGATCCGTTGAAAAATACAGATATCTCGACATTCTGTTTTCGTGGAACAACCGGCCTGGGTTCGTTTTGGTTATCTTGATATCGCAGTGGGTCCCTTTGGTAATGCTCACGGGCGAGCCGCCCTGGTATGTTCCGTTGGAAACATAGTTTTTCTGCTTCATCGTTGACGATGAGCAGATCAGGGACTCATTAACCAAAGTGTACCAGGTCTCCGCCCCGTGCTCGGATATTTCTATCTTTACGTCGACATTTTGAACGTCCACCCCACCATCAGAGTGCACGTAATGGCCGGAATACTTGACCGCTATCTCCAGCCAGTCGAAGTCGCTGTCCGGCGTCGTCCAGGTAACCGGCCCGCCGCTATCGTCAGTATGAAGAACCTCAATCTCCGGCTGATATTCGCATTTGAGAATGCTGAAAATCGCAGTCTGGCCCATCGTTCCATTTCGCTCGTATATAGTGACATTGTCGAAATTGTCCGCAGGCTGATTATTTATATAGAGCGTATCGGCGACCATCCCCCCATCCGGGCCATCGTTAAATGCTATAAGCATACTCAACGTCTCATTCAAACCATCAGGGGCCCGCCAGGCTGCGATGATATTGCCGTACATTTTATTGGTGCCGTATGCCCTTGGTATGGCGATCCCCTGCCTCTGGGTCGTTATGGGCGACCAGCTATACGATGGACTGCTGTCGAGCTTGGCATCATCCGGGGCCGAGCCTATTGCCCGGATAAGATATGCGATCCCGATTGATATGCCGATATTGACGGCGACCGCCCAGAGCATCGCCGAGACGGTCGCGTATCCGAGAGATGTCGCCACCCACAAAGAGACGGCATAAATGCCGCTAATGACATCCTTAATCGCCGGAATGATGACAATCTCATCACCCGCCTTCAGGGGGCATTGATACTGCTCTTTTTCAACTGCAGGCAGGCATTTCTGGTTCAGATAAACAATAACGTACTGCTGATCGAAGGCGTATTGACTGATTATGTCACTGAGCTGCTGGCCCGTATAAGGTATGGACTCGACGATCCTGTCCTTCTGGACCTCTAACGGATTTTTTACAACCGTTATTTTCAAATAATCATTCATGGTCTTTCGGCTGATATCTATAATATCCTTCGATATGCAGCTTCCATTTGGGATCATCAAGAAAGCCGATATTGACGCCCATCTTCCCTGTTGTATGGATAAATCTCCTGCCATTTTTCAGAACAAATCCGATATGCCATCTGATTTTGCCCGTATCATCGATGATCCGAAACAGGACAAGACAGTAAGGCTGCGGGCAATCGAGCCTTATAAAGCCCGTTTTTTTCTGCTCGGAAATAACCTCTCCCCTTTCCCTGTTGTCCGCAGGGACATTTATATCAGGCAGCTTAACTCCGGCCCTTTTGGCGACCTCTAAAACAAGGCCCCAGCAGTCGAAATCCGCAGGTCCTCTCGATCCTTCTTTATATGGTTTTCCGATCAGGTCATTCAGTTCCATCATGCAAATCTCACCGTATTGCTCCTGAGTCCAAGCTGGCCCCCGAACCGCGACAGATTGTTTTTGTCCTCGCAATCTTCAGGCGTGCCGTTGCAGGCCGTATCGGCCCCGGAATATCCGCACTCGACGCGCTTGAATTTCCCGACATACCTGCAGTACTGGCCGAAATATCTTTTATCCGGAAATCTCCTGTTAAGCGGGCTCGGCGCTCCTAAGACAAACGCGATCCATTCCTCGCCGGCAGAGCATCCGGTAACTATAAACTCCTCGGCCTTGGCCGACATGTCGATACTGAGATATTTCGAGTTGACGGGCGTTCTGGTTATATTGCGGCCTATCAGGCCATCGTAATCCTCGACAAAAGGAAGGACAAAATGGATCAAGTCGGCATTCGTAATACTTAGATTCAGAGTAGATAACCTGCCCGGCTCCGATTTTTTATACGAATCCATCTGGAAATTGCATTTGTAATAAACCGTCCCCATATAAGTGACGTTCTCGATATTATCAACGAGATGCAGCGTCTCTTCGCCTTCGATTTCAATATCGAGCAGCCACAGCCAGGCCCCTTCGCTCGAAAGTTTGTTCTTTTCTACCGCAATATATTTATCAATATCTTCCGGCATATTTATGCTCCCGCACTGGATGAACTGCTCGATGAGCTGGACGATTCGGACGAGGACGATTCGGACGAGGACGATGAAGATGAGCTCGATGACATACTGGATGAACTCGATGAGCCTGTCGTACCGAACATCTCGATATTTGCGAAATACTTATCGATACAACGTGGCTCTAAGCCGAACCGGATCGGCCTGTTGAGTCTCATTACCCACATCGTATCCGTTAATATATTGGTCCAGTTAAATGTTACCGCTCCCACCTTGATCAGGGCCTGAAAATTTTCCAAAAGGACCTTGTCCGCCGCCGAAATATGATGATAGGTCACCGAATACAAGTCGGGTATCGTCCCGCTGAATCTCGGCCTGGTGCTTATAGCGCCTGATGCGAAATCGGCCCTTATAGTCGGATCCATTAGTTTTGTTTCGGTAAATCCCCTGTGAGATACCGCACGTGTTAATGTTGGAAACGATGCCATTATTTCAACATCTTTTGCAGACTGCCTCCCTGCTTATAGTTTTGCGCTATTAACGAGATCACCCAGCTCTCACCGTCAAATTCGGGCTCACTTTTCTTCTGGATCGGCTGTCCCGATTCGTTATAAATAATAATACTCGGTGCTGAACCGCCGCCGGCCGATCTGACTACCTTGTCCGCCGGCGCCAGCAGCTCATCTTTCTCGATAATCGCCGCCATCTCGTTCGATTTCAGACCCCGCCCCCTCTGAAAGCTCGGGACACCATCCGGGACCCAGCCGGTGTGCCGGACAGGTACGGTCGCAAGGCCGTAAGGATTACTCGGCGTAAACGCCTGGCCGCCGGCCCCGACGGCAGCACCCGGGCCGAACAGACTGCCGAGCGCACCGCTCAGACCGCTCATCAACGGCGCGATTGCGGCATTCTGTATCGCTCTGGCCGCCATGTCGGCCAGCATCTTCGCGAATGAATCCTGGATCGAAGTAAATACATTGACCATGAACGAACGGAAGTTCGATCCTTTCTCCCGCAGGCTCAAAAACGCGCTGCTAAGCCCGCTCTCGATAGACCGGGATGCCTCGGCGAATTTATCCGATATATAAAGTGCCGTATTCTCCATGTCCTCCCGCAGCTCGGCTATATAGACCTCCATCGCATCCTGCCGGCTCGATATGAGCGATATAATCTCGGCGGTAAGAAGTTTCTCCTGTTCGGTCACTCCGGCCATCGTATAGCCGTGCTCGGCCATGTACGACTTGAGGTTCTCGATCTTCTCCATCCGCGTCATCGTATCGAGCGCCCGGATCGATGCCAATTTCTCGCGGGTATCGGCGACGATCTGCGCGTTGGTCCTGGCACTTACCGCCGCATCATCGGCGGCTATTGTTGTCGGCTCCGGCGGGCCCACGAACGACAGGGCCTTTGCCCGCTCGGCCATCTTCCGCATGTACTCGGCCCGCTCGGCCGGAATATTCAAGTGACCTGGCGGAAGTCTCTCCGGCTGGTAACCATTGAGCCCGAATCCTTCGTATTCACTGAAATCCAGGCCGAATCCGCCGGCCGTATCGGCCCGTTTTCGTTTTGTCGCGGCGCCGAGTTGCTTGTTCATTTCAGCCATCTTGAGCGCCCGGTATGCCCAGAAAATCGGCAGGACATTCTTGATCATACCGGCACCTTCGACCACATTGTTGGCCCAGCGAATAATCCCCGCGCGATTCTCCTCCATGGTTTCGGTCAGTGACTTTAACGCCGCCGTCTGGATCGGCGACGTGACCTCACCTAACATTATCTTAAAATTGCTCCATCGCTGCGTGGACTGCCCGATGGAATAACTGTCCGTCGCCGCCGCCTTGGCGAAGTTCGTCTGCATCCGGCCGGCCGAATCGAGATTGAGCGAGTAATCCCGGGCCAGGCCGCCTGCGTTTTTGAGCATACCTGCAAATCCGGCCACGCCTCTCATCGACGGCATAAGGACTTCGAGGTGACGGGCCTGTGCCTTGGAAAGTTTTTCCATTATCGTAATCAGCCCGCGGCCCTGTATAGACGTCTCATCCAGCGCAAAGCCCAGCTCCATCGCGACGTCACGGGACGCCTGGGTCGGATACTTGAACTGGTTGAATACATTCTTGAGCGCCGTGACGGCCTCGTCCGCCGTCAGTCCGGACCTGGTCATCGCCGCGATGGATGCCCCGACCGCTTCGAAATCGACCTTGAGGAACGAGGCCAGGCCGAGCACTTTGCCGATCGATTCGGCAAAATCGTTAAAGGTCATAATGCCCTGCTTGACCGAGCCGTGCATGATATCGTTGATCCGCGTCACATCCGAAGCCGCCATGCCGTATGCCATCATTACCCGCGCCGACGCCTTGGTAGTCACGGCCGCATCGGTGAATCCGCCCTTTGCCGATTTGACCGTCGTGGTCAGAAACTTCATCGCCTCGGCCGGTGCAATCGTGGCCGAGAGTATATCGAACATCGCTTCGGTCAGGGCGGTCTTGGACTCACCGTATGCCGCAGACATCTTCATCAACTCTTTTCGATACGTCGGCAGATAGTGCATGGTCGCCGCATCGAGCTGTGTGGATATCTTGGCCATGCCCGTCTCGAATCCGCCGAACTCCTGACGCGAGGCCCGCAATACGTTGCCGAGTAAATAAAATCCGCCGCCGACGCCGGCAAGTCTTAGAAGGCTGCCGCCGAGCCTTTGGACGCTCCGGCCGGTAATCGTGAGATTACTGTTAAAAGAATTGATCCCCGCACGCGATTTGTCGCGTGCGATAAACTCCATTCCGACCTGGGTCATTAGTGACATTGATTATACCTATGGCATAAATTTTCTATCATGTACCACGTGGGGTACATGACCGTGAACCCAACGCGGTTCATGGTTGACTATTGTTTTTTTATCTGCGGTCAAACATTTCTTCGATATCTTCATCCGCCTGCTCTTCGGCCGGCTCGAAATCGAATTCCTTTAAGATGCCCTTGATCTTGCCGCCCCGCATCGCCTGGATTATTTTCGCCGCCCGGTAGTCGGCCCTCTTCTGGCCCCAGGGATCGATCTGCTCGAGCAGCTCTAACTGCTTTTCTTCGAAGGCGCTGAGCCGCTGTTTTACTTCGGCTACTGACCAGCCCCTGGCTTCTGCGATCCGGAACCGGAGTCGCTCTCTTCGGCCCCGCTCTCCGGAGAGTCCGAGTTTTTTACCAGCTCCTCGATTTCGCCTGTCGCCATGCCGGAAAGCTTGCGGGCGATATCGAGGATCGGATCAGAGACCTTCGCCGGCACCATACAGAGCCGGCCGATGTCCTTCTCGCCGAACAGCCGCTTGCCATGCTGATCGTGGATGGTTAGCTGCATCAGTACCGCCCGGGCGTTCGTCAATTTGACCTGCCTGGTCCCGGCCTTTACCGAAACGACGTTATTCTCGTACTCATCTTTCTGACCGGAAGTCAGGCCGTAGATCCAGATATCGCCTAACTGAGGGACCGTCTTTCTCTCGCGCGGGACCGGGCACTTGAAGAACCCTTCCTTTGTCGCCCAAGTTTCCATTTGAAAATTCTCCTTTCGTTATAAAATATTAGCCCCCTGCATCGCAGGGGGTTTTCGTCCTATTGATCCCCGACAGTGCCGGGGTTTAAAAGATATCCCCCCTATGAGCTCGAGGAGCTGCTGCTCGATGAGCTGCTTGATGAGCTGCTCGATGAGCTGCTGTTGAAGCCCGGCATACCGCTGCATCGGATCTCGATCGGGTGCGTGGCCGCCGTGCGCAAAGGCATCTCAAGCGATGCCGACCTGATATGTCCGCTCACATTCAGTACCTTGGTGTCTTTGACAAGCTTCCACGTCTGATTTGCGCCTGCGAAGGCGTCGAGGATCGTTTCGAACAGGGTCGGCTGAAACAGCAGGGTCGCAGTAATCACGCCGGGGTCCTTGAACCCGCCTTCGTACTCGTTCCACTGACCGGGCGAGTCGGCGTTAGTGACATCGATCTCGTCTTCGGTCAGTCCGTTCCATGTAAAATTCGTCAGCTCACCTATTACACCGCTCACCGAGCCGGTCAATACCCATCCGTATAAAGTAGCCATTTTTTTTCTCCGATCATATTTGCTAATTTTGAATCCGCGTAATCTGCGCAATCCGCGGTTAAATTCCTAACTTTGCGAATACGGATCCGTTTTATTGACTTCGTAAAGAACATCTATATTGACCGCGATGCCCGCAACCTGCGGATCCGCGATGAACTTCGTGGCACTTTTCAGCAGTATCTCGCCCAGCCCATCCAGCTCCCAGTTGTCGCCGGTCATCAGCTTCTTTTCGATATCACTCCGGACCTGGTTGAGCCTGGTATCTATGGCGGTCGTCGCATCGTCCGAATCGATTACCAGGGCCTGAAGCGTGAACGGCTGACGCCAGAGCACCACCGTATTCGAATCGGTCTCGATGACCGCATCCTCTTCCTGCTCGACTATCACCGTCCCGTCCGTATTGATGTCACTTTCAAGATGGATCCGCTTTGGCCGAACGGCCGTAAGGGTCTGGTTGAAGCCCGCCGCGACAGTGATCTCATCGACTAAGGCCGCTATCTTTACCGCGATCTGTTCTACGATCGGTACGCTCATGCCGGCAGCCTCGCTTTCAGAATGAGCCTGACCTGGTCGTGGATGTTCTTACTGAGTCGCTGCATGGATTCGCGGTAGATTGCATCCGCCTGCCCCTGGGCACTGACAAAGACCTGGCCGAGTGACGGCCCTCTCAGCTCCGATATGGGAAGCCTGCCGCTTAGTTTTCGCTTGAATACGCCGGTATGCCCGCTTTTCATCGTCGCTACAAATGCGTGCCGGATAAGGACCCGCTCACCGGCCTTTTTGTACGTAATGCCCTTTTTTGTCTGGCGTGCTCCGAATCGAATAAGAGGGATCCGCTTGCGGCTGATCTTTACGACCGACTGCCAGTTCCTGTAGCTCGCCCTGGTGAGCGTGACACGCTCGCGAATATCCTTGACCTTCAGGCCGAGCTTCTGTGAAAATACCCGGCTGACCTTCGTCCTCGCCTCGGTCCCCGTCCGGTTCAGGGCCCGGCTCATTACCTTCGGAAGTGAATTCTTAGGAAAGCCTCTAAGCTCGCGCTCGAGCCGCTTGATCTTGTCGTTGTCGTAGCGAATCTCAATCATCGTACATTTATTATTTACTATTTATTATTTACTATTTTTTTAATCCGCGTAATCCGCGTAATCCGCGTAATCCGCGGTTCAACTTGCCGCCAGCAATATCAGCCCGGCATCCTGATTGAGTATCTCGGTGATCCTCAGCTTTTTCGGCTTTTCGCCGATCCTTTTGGCACATTCGATCTTATCGCCGCCGGTATCGACTTCGTCGCTGGCGATCCCTTCGCAAGAACTGTTCATTACCAGGGCGTTGACGACCGGCATCCTGCCCGGCTCCGAGCGAGTGATAACGGCACTTATCCGCCTGCCCGATCCGTTGACAGGAAAATAAGTCACCGTCTCGGCGCCGGGCAGCAGGAAAAAATTTCCCGCCGCCGCGGCTAATGTGTCGTCAAATACATCCGACATTCTCAGATCTCAAATTTCAGATCACTTTTGTTTAGGCGTCGATCAATAACAGGTGCGCAAAGTAGGGATCGAACACCTTTTCCTGCACATACTGCTCGACCCGGATGATTTCGCTCTTCGTCTGCTCTTCCCGGTAGCTCTCGACGTACTCCAGGTCGCTGATATATGCATCCCATCGCATAGTCCGGCCCAACTGCGGTTCGGTCATCGGCAGGCCCTCGGATCCCAGGACAGCGACCATCGCGTAATCGTCCGGCCAGATCTCCGCGCCGGTGAAATCCTGGCCCTCATCCGCCGAGTTATAGACCGCCTGGCCGACGATCAGGTCCTGAATACCCAGGATGGACGCCATCGCCGCACGCAGCATCGCCTCGGTGAGCACGGTTACGCCGGGGAACTTCGCCAGGATCTGGGTATTGTTCATTAAATTAATCATGGACGATTCCGAGATGATCAGAGCGTTCGGCGGCAGACCGCAGTTCAACCTGACTATTTCCCTGACTGTTTGAATCTGCTTGATAACCTCGCTGCCGACGGCGTCCCACGGTGCCCCGGAATAATCCGTGTACAGGGCTGCCGTACCCGATGGCCAGGTCGTGGTATTAAAGATCGCCTGCTTTACACGAAGTTCGCGGGCAAGTCTCATCTTAATCTTAATGGCTTGCGTCTTCTCGACCTCCGCGTCGAAATCGTCGACGTAGTTCTCGACGTCTTCGTCGGTGACCTTACCCTCGAGCCCATGATCGACACAGAGATAATCCATATCGTCCATGTAGAGATCTACGCGATTGAATGTCGCTCCGTTGGCATGCGCCGTATCCGGGATGGTCAGGTTTTTGCGCTTGCAAACGCTCATCGTCGCCGATTTTTTCCGAACGCCCTTAACCGGCAGTATCTCGTCGGCGATAAAACGCATTCGGTCCGTCGAATACTCGTGGAAGGCTGCTCCCAGGTCCATTCGAGGTATTGCATGTGTGCTTTTCTGAATCATTTTTCGACTCCCTAATTCAATTGTCTATTAACTATTTTCAAATCTCAAACCTACGAGCTGCTCGATGAGCTGCTGGACGATTCGCTGCTGGACGAACTGCTGGACGATTCGCTGCTGCTCGATGAACTGCTGCTCGATGAGCTGCTCGATGATTCGCTGCTGGATGAGCTGCTCGATGAGCTGCTGGACGATGAGCTGCTCGATGAGCTCGACTGCTGGTATCCGGGATGCGGAAGGACCTCGATGACACTGCCGTCCCCGGATGCGGCGTCTAAGGCCGTGCCGATCACTTTGGTCCCCGTCGCCGCGATCTTGCCGCTTGCCGCCGCGTAAACCCTGCGGCCGGCTATGATCGCCCCGGATGCCGTCATTTTGGAAGAGCCGCCGTGCCTGTCCAGGCGGACGGCGACGGATTCGCCATCGTCCGAGTCCTTCTGCGTCACGCCGATCCCGTAATCGACGGCGTCGGCCAGCATTACCGTGCCATCGTTCGAAATTACGACTCGCAGGAATGCATCCATGTCCTCGCCCGCCTCGAATGTTTTTGGGCTGTTTGACTGTATTGTCATGATTATCTCCTGTATTTTGTTTTCCGGCGGCGATTTTTACTAAGTGCTCGATGAACTCGAGCTCGAGCTGCTCGATTGCTGGCAGCTTACGTGCGGAAGGACCTCGATGACACTGCCGTCCCCGGTTGCGGCGTCTAAGGCCGTGCCGATCACTTTGGTCCCCGTCGCCGCGATCTTGCCGCTTGCCGCCGCGTAAACCCTGCGGCCGGCTATGATCGTCCCGGATGCCGTCATTTTGGAAGAGCCGCCGTGGCTGTCCAGCCGGATTGCGACGGATTCACCATCGTCCGAGTCCTTCTGCGTCACGCCGATCCCGTAATCGGCGGCGTCGGCCAGCATGACCGTGCCATCGTTCGAAATTACGACTCGCAGGAATGCATCCATGTCCTCGCCGGCTTCGAATGTTTTCGGACTGTCACTTTGAGTTGTCATTTGGGTTTTCTCCTATCGAGAAAATTACTGTCAATTGTTTATTTATGCCGATTCGGCGTACATCGACTTGCCCTGAGTCTCGCACTTTGATAGAAACGCCTGGTGAAGGGCCGGCTTCATGCGGGCCAGTTTCTTCATCGCCGCGGTAACCGGGATATTCTTCGTCTCGGCCAGTTCCCGCGCCTCGGCCAGGAAATCGCCGCTTCCTGCATCGTCCGTATCGCCGGTGACGATCGGGTCGGTGCCTTCGACCCGCTCAGTCGCCGCGGGGGCTTTTGCCGCCTGCGTTTTGAGCTTCTCGCGAAGGACATCGCAGTACTCAGCCTTGGCCTCGTCTACCGATTGACCTTTGACGAACTGATCCATCGCAAACTCCGGATCATCTTTGAATTCGTTCCCAAGCGCAAGCATCCTTCCTCTCTCGAGCTTTGTATTCGTCTCGACAAGCATATCAATGTCGACCTGCTCTGCTTTTATTTCCTCTTCTGTTTTCATAACGGTTTCTCCTTTAATGTCACTTTGACTTGTTTGGTTGGTTTGAACTGTCACTATATCGATAAGACCCAGTTCGCGGGCCTTAGCCGCTATCCATAACTGACCGGTCGCCAGTTCGCTTATCTTTTCGGTATCGGCCCCGCGGCCCCGGGCCACCGCATTGATAAAATTGCCTGCAATCGAATCGATGTTTTCCTGGACCGCGGCGATTTGATTTTCCGTCACGCCATCGATCCCCATCCCCTTATGCTCGCCCGAACGAATGACGATTACCTTGATTCCGATCTTCTCTTCGAGTTTCGTCCAGTCGGCGTAAACGGTATAGACCCCGATCGACCCGATCTCTGTATTTAGCTCATCGGTATCGATTGTTTCGGCCTGGCTCGCGAGCCAGTATGCGGCACTGGCGCCGAGACTGTTGATCGTCGCGGTCAGCGGCTTTTCCTGGCGGGCCTGGTAGATTAGATCTGCCGTTTTCTCCAGATCGTCGATTATCCCGCCCGGTGAATCGATGACAAGATGAATGCCCGTCACGGCCTTACTGGCTAAGGCCGCCGATACCTGCTCGCGAATCTCATCGTACCCGGTCGCATTCAGTCCCCACAGTCGCAGCCAGCCCGGTACGCTCTTGAGCAATACCCCGCTGATATTTATTACCGCCCGCCCATTATCGATACGCAGCTCTTTAGGCTGCCTGGCTATCGCAATAGTAGATAATATCCCGCTGCCGTCTATCATCGCCATCTGCTCTGCCAGGACTTTTAGCGCCCGAGGCTCCATCGCCCAGGGCCGGGATTTCAACGCAGTCACCAGCTCGTTACTCATCGTCTTGCTCCTTCTTGTCCTCTTTTTCCTCTGTGTCCTCTGTGGCTTGCATATCCTTCGCGGTTTCCTTGACCTTCGGCGGCTCTAAGCCGGCGAAGATCTGCCACGGTACTTTTACCTCGGTATCGGCCTCGATCTTTTTCGACCTTTCGATCGCATCGCGGACCTCTACTTCCCGCTGGTCGATCACCTCATCGCGATCGGTTTTCAAGCTCTTGCAGACCTGGCGGTGAGTGACGAAGCCGCGATCGACCTTAAGGGCCTGGGCCTGGCCCTCTTTTGTCGGATCTATCCACGGGAAAGTCGGTGTGATCCAGCTCGCCTCGATCTTCGCGTTTTTCGATACCAGCCCCGCCGCCTGCCAGGCGGCTAATCGCCATACGAAGAGCGGGGCAAAAAAGAAATCGATCAGCTTCTTCTGCCAGCCGACAAAGTTCTCGTAAGCCTGCTCGAGTACCGCCCGTGATTGCGAGTAATTGCTCTTCGTCCAGTCCAATAGCGCCAGCTCTAAGGGACATCCGATCGGCAGGCCCAATAACCGAAGGAACATGCGAACCGATTCGGAGAAATTCTTGCCGGGAATGTTCCGCTCGATACCGGTGATCTTCTCGCCCGGCTGGGCGTGGAACAGAAGGGCGTAACCTAATTCGGTCATCCTTGTCGCCAGGTCACCTTCGGTATCGGCGGTCGTCTTGTTCGGGTCGGCCTTCGATTCGGTAAATCCTACCAGCGGTCCGCCCTCTCTTTCTATCGAAACAGCCAGTCTCGATAATAGCTGCCACGCGATCGCCTCGGAATCGCAGATATCGTTTACCCGGTGCAGCATGGCAAACGATGCCTGGCACGCGGGTACGCCGCGCACGGCCGAGGGCCGCTCGGGATTTGTCAGGAAAAGGACTTCGGACGCCATGACGCCCTTCCCGTTCCTCTTATCGATCCCGCTCGCCTTCCACGGGCACAAATGGAACATTACAGGAGCGCCGTACCTGTTTTTCTTTATCCCGTTGTGATATGACTTGTCACCATCTATCTGCTCGGCCTCGAACAATTGGATGAGCGATTTGTTCGTCTTGAGCGCCAGGGTATCGCCGGCGACAAAAAGCTCCCTGACGATCATCTTCGAGACCTCAGCGCCCGACAGCAGATTGCGGACCTCCGGTTTTTTGAACCAGTCCTTCCACAGCTTCTCGACCTTTGTCACCGCCGCCTTCGGCCCGGTCGCCTGCAGCTCGAACCCGTTGCCGGCGATATAAGAGCACATCCTTTCGATCATGCCCTTATAGATCGCGTTATTGCGCATAAAATCCCGCGACTGGGCTATCAGCCTGACCCTGTCACGCTCATCGTGCGCCGAACCGGGATAGGAATGATAGCCGCGGCCCTCCGATGCCGCGATCCTGGCCGAGCGGTACCCGAGCGCACCGTAGACGCCTCGAAAGCCGTCGATCTTGATCGTCCGCTCGGAAGATGCCGATCTTTTAGGCGTTCGGACCTCGCTCATGTCCGCATCCTCCCGCGCACGAAGCTGGCCCGATTGACATTCGATGAGAAGCTGCCGACGAACTTTTCGAGCTTGCCCTGCTCGGCCGCCAGCAGTTCGAAGCCGATATTCCGATCGTTTGTAGCGATGATCTTCGGCCGATTGACAAGGATCCAACGAATGGCCGCAAGCGCTGCGGTGGCCTTGGTAATATTACCGTCCCAGGAAAGGTTGTCGTTATACTGAGCCAGCGCATCATCGAGAGTCGAAGTCGAATCGAGTGACATAATCAATTTCCAATTTACGATTGACTGTTGATTAATCCCCGCTCAAACGCCGCGGGGGCTTGACAGCGGGCAAATAAAAAACGGCAAGAAGGTGAGTTGGCACCAACTTGCCGTTTAATATTCTTTAGAACAGAAAACCGCCCGTCGGCGATTTACTGTTTGCCCTTTATACGGTTGTTACTTCATTTTTCCGTCCTCTGAAATATCAAATTCCAAATTCCTTTATGTATCTATTCGACTACCTGCACTCGATATGAACAACACAAAAAGACGTAATTTCGCCCCCCGGATGAAGATTCTTTACAATGTTGTAAAGAATTTTAATTTTAGACAGGATTTACATGATTATCCTGTTATCCTGTCGAAAAAATCAATGCCATCCATCCCCTTCGACCTCGGCGTTCGGCATTTCCTTCGCCGCGAAATCGTTGGCGATATGACGCAGGCTCGGCAGTACATCGTTCGCCATGAAATGCTGTCTTTGCCAGAAGTGCTGCAGATCGTTCGGATCGTCCGGCTTGTATTTCTTCTGAAAACTCAGCGTAATAAAGAACCGGTCAGTCTCCAGAGCCTCAATCAGCTTGTCCCGCAGCCCCGGCTGATTCGACAGCATCGCTGTTATTCTTTCATCCTGCGTCGCCGGCCGAATCCTCGGCATCAGAAACGGCAGATTGTTCGTTTTGGCCGGTGTTATCGATTCCGGCTTCACTGTTTCCGGCTTCGTTGATCCTGACTTCGTTTTTTGTGTTTTCGACATCGTTTTTCTCCTTTCGTTTTTTCACTTTCGTTCCGATTACAGTATACCGATTCCGGCAAATCGGGGCCAGGCACTTTCTATACTGGATATTGCCCTGCGTCGATACCGCCCGCGTCTGGGTCCCCCGGCATCGAGGGCACACGCTGACTGTCGGGAATGAATAATGTTTTTTTGAAGCCATTTTGAATCCTTTCTTTACATTGATTATTTTCTATCATGTACCACATGGGGTACATGACCGTGAACCCAACGCGGTTCACGGTTGACTATTGTTTTTTCATCTGCGTTCATCTGCGTTCATCTGCGGTTAATACTTCGTCCGAATCGGACGCGGCTTGACCGGCCGGCCGATCGGTATTACCTCCTGTTTCGGCTTCGAAGGATCGCCCAATGTCCACATGCCGGCGATATCCGCAGCCGCGCGGGCGTAGTCATCGCAGTCCCAGTAGTGATTCAGCCGACAGGGCGTTTTGACGACCCAGCCGATCCACTTGATGCGGTCGCCGTGACGCTCGATGATCTTCTTTTCCGAAGTCAAATGCTCCAGGACAATGTACTCGGTGTCACTGTGAAGGTGCCCGTACCCGGCGCCCGGAACGGTCGCCTCGAAATAAGCCCGGTGCAGGGCATCCTTGTACGCGGTGACATTCAGCCGGTAGAGCTTCAGTCGGCCCCCGGCCGTCTTTCCCACCGCCCAGGACTGCTTGGAAAGCTTGTCATCGCCGGCCACCGGGATAATCGGCGCGACCCCCGCGCAGCGGACGCAGAAGGCATCGACGGCATCGGCGTTGTACTGCCTGTCGATCGCCGATAAGACTATCCGCTTGACCTTATCGGGATCCTCCATCAGCTCGAACCGCATCGCCAGGTACGGAATCAATTTTTCCAGATTCTCGACCCGCTCGGTCGGACCCGTCTCTATCCTGGCCTCGAAGATCGACCAGAACTCGCCTAAATAGCCCCAGCCTAAGACCCGCAGATATACGTGATCTAACTGCACATCGAGACCCGCCGTCAGCATCTGGCAGCCGACAGGGACTTTTCCCTTCGGGTACCGGCCTATATGCTTTCTCAGGACCTCGATATCGGTAGTCGCCCGCTCCTCCTTCCACGGCCGGGCGAGCTGTGAGTTCCAGAAGTCCTTCAAGAGCTGGATATTGCCGGCCTCCTTGGCCCGCTGGGCCCGAACGAACTCGACTGCCAGGCTGCTTACCGTCTCGACCATCGGGTGCAGCATAACCGCGTGGATCCGGCAGCTCCGGTAGCTGGTCGGCTTTACCTTTCCGACCAAATGACCGGCATCATCCAGGCTGCAATCGCCCGGTACGAACTTGCCGCCGCTGACCGCCTGCCAGCGGTCCTCTTCCGACCATGCGGACCCGCACTTCGGGCATACGTACCGGGCCCGCCCGCCCCGGGCGTAAGCGCTCTCGGCGTACCACTGCTTATCGGCCTTCCGGTCGATTTTGACGTTCTCCCATTCGATCTGGTGCCATTTCCGGCAGTGCGGGCAACAGACCCACCACTGGCAGCAGTCGCCCCGAGACCACTCCTGATCGCTCATATCATCGGCCGTCACCGGTGTCGTCATGCCCAATAGTTTCGATCGGCCCTTGAACCACCGCTGCCTTTTGCGCATAAGCGATATCGGGTCGGCCTCAGCGCCCACGAACGGTGGATATTTGCCCGTCTCATCGGCGATGATATAACAGCACGGCTTATCCGCTAAGGCCTGCGGCGTAGTCGGCCAGCCGATGTACTGGATCATATTGTCGAATACCGTCTGCTTGCCGATATAGATATTCCGCACCCGGCCGCCCACATGGCGAAGCAGGTCCTCGTTGGCGGCGAACATCGGCCGGATCCTCGCCTCGACGCGGTTCTTTACATCATCCTTCGACGGCATGATCAAAAGCGTCGGGCCCGGGCAGCACTCGACTATATAACCGTTCGCCCCGGTCCCGAAAGTCGTCTTGCCCGACTGCGCGCAGGCGTAAATCCAGATCTCCCGCGTAGTCGTATCGCTGAACCACTCGGCTATCGGCAGAAAATAAGGTGTATATTCCCTCGACCACGGACCCTCGATCGCCGATGTCCCGCCGACCAGCATGTAATTACTCTCCATCCATTCGGTCAACGCCGGCCGGGCGCGGGGCCGCAATACATCGCGCTCTTCCGCCTGGATTGCCAATACTCGTATTTCGTTAATCGCTACCATCTTGTAATTGATTAATGATTATTGATTATTGCTTCTTTTTATGCAGCTCCGTCAAAATCAATTTCTTCTCTTTTGTCCCCACGATGAATCCTCCACGTTTGCCGCCATCCTTTACGTAAAAGATGACCAAATAATTCTTCTGTACATTTTTCGCAAAACCAGTAAATCACGCCACGATTACCCTCGGTATCTATTGCAGTCAAAATTTCTCCCTCATCAAACTTTCTGTCGCATTCGACGCACGGTTTCCATTCCCTTCCGGTTGCTATAATTCTCCTATGAATCTTCATCATCGAATCCTTTTCTCAAAAATGGTACTACTTCTTCTAAAAACATTTTTTCAGCATCTTCTAATTTTTGCTGCTGGCTCCGAGGGTCCTCGATCTGTTGCCTCAGAAAATGTTCTCTTCTCGCTTCTTCTTCTGGCTCTCTGGCAAGGTCCTCATCATTCATCGGATTCATCGAGCTTCTCTTGACTTTGTTTGGAAAAGGCAAATCCCATTTGTCGATAATTAGCCGCCAGTTAATCTCACTTGATTTGGCATCCGAAAATCCGCTTCTCAATATGACGGCGAACTGCTGCTGTAAATGTGGTAAAAGCAAACATTCGGGATTTCTCATTCCTGCCAATAGCATATTGACCGGATAAGTATTTCTGAGAAAATCATGGACAGCGCAGTTTATGCACAGCCCCTTCGGCACTTTGCTCCGCTTGAGTATTTTAGCTCGCGAACCGTGCAGGGGATCGACCTTGCACTTTGCCCCGCATCGCTCGCAATTACATCCCGTTTGGCTGCCGAACAATGTATCCATAATGTCGCCGCCTTTCACTTTACATTGATTATTTTCTATTTATTATTTACTATTTTTTCGGTTCCAGTAACCCTCGATAGCCGCCGTCCCCCCGGCCAGCATATAATTATTGCTCAGCCAGTCGATCAAAGCCGGCCGGGCGCGGGGACGGAGAATGTCGCGCTCTTCCGCCTGCAGCGGAAGCACGCGAAATTGACTATTTTCGATTTGCGATTGTCGATTTTCTGCGATCATGGATTTTTTATACTCGCCTTAACTAATTCCAGTGCCTGCTCGGGCGTAAATTCGACCTTGATATAAGCGTCATAGAGCGCCTTGTGCCATTTGGCGATTTCATTGTGCAATCCACCGACTATCATATTTCTTGATTGCTCCTGAAGCTTTCTCAATTTAACAGCTTCGTTTTCATTTCCTGCCATAATGTCACCGCTTTTCAAATCGTAAATCATAATTCATAAATTGCTGCCCAGCAGCTCAAAGCATTCACCCAGCTTTTCCAACGCCGCCTCCGGCAGCTCCAGGAACTCCGGGACCTCGAGCTGCTGCCGCTGCAGGTCCTCGAAGAACCGGCCTAAGATATCCTCGATATTCTCGATCGTCTGGTTATGGACCATATTGGCCAGTTCACGCCTCTTGTAATTGAACGCCCCGACCATGAGCTGGCACCTGGCGACCAGGCCGGCGATGACCTCCTCGCGATCGAGCAGCTTATGCCGGCGCTGGGCCAAGTCCAGCCTCTTCTCCTCGGCCTTCAGATCGCGGAGAGTATCGGCCGGCAGCATCCTTCCCGTCGATTTGCTCTTAACGAATTCACCGTACCACTTAATGACCTCGTACAGATTGTAGCTGCCGTCCGCATTACGCGGGCATTTGTGCTTGTTCGTCCAGTCGTTTACCGTTATCCTCGTGACGTCGAATAAATCCGCGATCTCCTTCTGTATCAGCCTGGTCAGATCGGACCCGGCGGGCCTGGTCTTTTCTTCATCTTTGAGATAGTTCTCGACTACCGTAATCGCCCGCTGATTGCCCTCTTCGGCCGCCGCCAGTAAGGCCTCGCGAACCCGAACACGGGTATCCAGCCTGGTCTGATACCAGATGTCCGCGGCCTCCGGGTCCGTATCGAGAATGTCCCGAAGCTCCTGGCCGGAAGATAATTTCAGGGCCGCTGCGGCCTCCGAGACCGTATCGACCACACCGGCCTTGGCCTTGAGATTACGCAAAAACCGGCCCCGCTCGAACGAAGCCGACAGCTTGTCATCCCTCTTTAGAAACTCGGCCAGAGGCCTGGCCAACGCCGCCGCCAGATCGGCCTCGGCAAGATCCTCGCACTCAAAACCCAGACGACGAACGGAGGTCTGCGAAATAAAGTATTTCGATTTACGATTGTCGATTTTCGATTGACGATTTCTCATTTTCTTTTGACAGGATTACAGGATTTACCTGTTTTATCCCGTTATCCCGTCCGAAACCTTCTGACTCCTGATTTCTGTTTTCTATTTTTTAACCGCCATGACCTCGCAACTCGAGCAAAGATCATCCTCTACCCAGTGACATGGTTCGCCGGTTTTTTTGTCAATACAGGGGTTCGTGTCCGTGCACCCGCATATTCGGCAGCTTTGAACATCATCTTTTTTGCCGGCCTTTTTGGTCTTTGCCCTCTTGGCCCTTTCTTTCTTCTCTGATTTATTTTTCTTTATAGGTTTTGCTTTCTTTGGAGTGCCATCTTCTTTGAGCCCCGCCCATGACTTAGGCACGGCGAAGCCTTTCCGGCTCGAAACCTCCTTGAGCATAGCCTTGACATCGATGCATATAAGCTTGGCAATCCATTCAGCCCTTATGATATATTCCTTCGATGTCTGCGTGATCGGCCCGTTGTATGTCAGCAGATCGTCCAGCGTCGGCCCGAACGTCTCCCATAGCGTCTCGAGGACCTTTTTCCTGCCGGCCTTAATAAGCTCTTCGGCGGATTTATATTTAACGTCGGCCCTGGCGTGGTATGAAATCTTATTGCCGTACAAAGCCACCAGTGCCATCAGGCCGGTCGCCTTATCGTCGAAACAGATCTCAGTCACCTTCGTCGCCGCGACCTTCTCACGCAAATCGATAAGCAACTGGGCCCAGCGCTTCGCATCGAGCATCGCCCGTCGCTGTTTGAGCGGCGTCGGCACACCTTTAGCCTTACCCGCCCGGCCGGATCCGGTGTCGCTCAGCTTGATATACGTCAGCTTGCCGGCGCCTTTGCCGTTAATATACATCGCCGGTAAAGCTCCCTTGGCCGACTTCGGGCATGTCTTGTAATCCCACTTTGAAATATACCCGCCGAGATTCTCACTGATCTGCCTCGCCTCGTTACTGTTCGGATGATCGCTTGCGGCATATACCAGCTCCGGATGCTTGGCCCGCAGCCCAGCCGCCGTCCGCTGCAGCAGGGCCATTTCCTTCGCCTGATAACAGTGGCCGTCCAGGCACTGGTCCCCGGCTTCGACCTGCTCATCCGAATCGAACCACAACAAAGGCTGATGGCCCGAGCGCTTCTCGCATTTCGAGCATGCCCCGGCCTTCGGCAGCAGCGTTTCGTCGGCTAATTCCCACTTGGCCCCACTGAGCAGCTTCAATTCCTTGCCGATATATTCTTTCAGGTCGGCTGCCGAACATTCCTCCGGCTCAAAATAGTAATCGGTCGCATCGACCAGCAGTTGTTTCTGCCGGGCCGCCGGCAGCCGGGCGATCAGTGTAAGATGCTTAACGGACCACGATCTGAATGATGGGTGTTTATCGAGATTCTCGAAGATCGATTTCCATTCCTTGATAAGCTTGGCGTTGATATTCGCCCGCAGCCGGACCCACCGCTCTTTTTTGCCGATCCTGCCGGCTATCGCCCTGACATCACCGCCGAACCGCTCGATCAATAGCGCTACCTCCGCCGCCTCCTCCATCGGCTTGAGGTCCTTGCGGAACTTGTTCTCGATGTAAGTCAGGTCCATCGCCTCGGCATCGGACAGCCCGGTATATATGATCGCGGTTATAATTTCGGCGCCCGCCGCCTTGGCCGCCCGGTACCGCCGCTCGCCGGCCCGCAGCTCGTACTTGCCTTTCTTGTCCGGATGCGGCCAGACCTGGACCGGCTGGCGGACCCCGCCGCCCTTGATACTGGCGATGAGCTCGTCAAAGCCCTCGGATTTCTCGATGTTCTTGCGCTGGTTGTCACTGGTCGGAAAAATGTCGCCGACCGCGATCTGCTGTAATTGTGGCGTGTTCATAATTTTCTCCTTTCGATTTATGTTTCAATTCGTGGTTAATTTCCGACAGGATTACAGGATATTCCTTTATTCCAGTCCGGGTCCTGATCGTAATAATCCAAATCGTCAAACGGATCCTCTTCGTAATTGTCATCGATGTGGTAATCATCGTAATCTTTATCAGTATAAATTTCGCAAGCGTGTTCGCAATCCTCGTCGAGCAGCTCGATGTCCGCCGAGCAATCGCATTCTTCTCCGCAGTCAGGGCAAAAGTGCATCTGTCACCGCCTTTCACTTTCAGGACTTGCTTAATCCAAACGGCAAACAACCGCAACGCCTTTCATAGAATGTAACGTCTTTTTGAAATTTCTCGGTTTTGCCAGAAATATCTACGACTTCATAATCTTCGGGAATATAGTCATACCACTCTGCCGGATATAACCATATTTTCTCATCCCATTGACCCAGCCCTATATCTTCAAGAATGTTTTCTGGGGCGTTCTTCAGCGCATCATATTCGGCAACTGTTGTCGGGACATAGGTAATCGTTTTGCCATCAATTCTTTCAAATTGCGGCAATACACAGCCCACTTCATCGAAGTCTCCAATGCCGAGAAAATCTCTTATCTTTTTTGCTATCGGGTTTGTATCGCCAAACGCTAATAGTTCTTCGCTCATATCATTCTCCTTTCAGGGCTTGCTCAATGTCTCAACTCAACAAAATTCTTTCCACCGATATTTAGATTGACACAAGTTCCCCTGTAAGTCGTATCCACTTTAGTAATCACCTTCGGCTCTGATTTTTTGAGTTCGGCTTTGAACTTTTTTTCTACCTCGTCTAAATAGTCCAGAGATAGGTCGTATAGGGCGTCCTTTAAGACGGCCATTAAATCTACTCCTGGCATCTTTGCTATCTTGGCCGCAAGGTCACTTACTCTCTTGTCGTAATCTTCAAGTTCTATCTCTTGGTAAGTTATTACGGTTCCCTTGTGACTTTTGGCCTTAAAAATGGAATGACCTCTTTTCAACATGGCCTTGTATGGTGAGCCATCTGTCATAGTAAATTTCTCTGGTTTTGTCATATTATTCGCCTTTCAGGGCTTGCAACTTCTCGCCTTTAACCAATATTTTATTTTGGTTACAAAGCATTCCTTTATTAAATCTGACTTCATATACAATCGAAGTTAGACTTGGGGTTTTTAGAAACCTAGAATTTATTTTTTGTATTATTCCTTTTCCGTCTGTAGTAATTCTTGACTTAGGAACATAACTAAAATCAGATAGGTCAACCTTAACTCTTTGCCCTACGTAAAACTTTCCCTTAAAATTCTTTTCATTGTTTCTCATCATTCACCGCCTTTCCTCTGTTCTCGTATAATTTCAACTAAACGCTTGTCGGTAATCGCAAGTGCTCCCAAACGCAACGCCTGTTTTCTCTTATTCTCAGTCAAGTCATAATGGGGAAGGGTGCCTGGCTGAAACCAGCTACGCCTCAAGCTCAGTCTCCGCGCAAACACGTGCAGCTCCGAGACTGTATCGGCTACCAAGTGACAGGCTTTGTCATAGGGCCAGTTTCTGCTTTTTATGACCGGATGCAAATCATCAACATAGGCTCCCATCATTCACCGCCTTTCAGGGTTGCCCCTTAATTGTTTGGATAACCAGAACCATGTTCCTGAACCCAACTGCATACCACATAGTGAAAATGCCTATGCATCTCATCTATTGCAAATACTTGATTGGTTGTTAGTTTAAATTTCTCAAGTTCTAACTTTTCCATCAACGCCTTAATGTCTTTTTCTTCAACTGCTATTATCCGCATCATTCACCGCCTTTTTTATAGCCTTCCCAAAATTCCCGTTTTTCTTCTGTAGATTCCTTAGTACCTGGACATTTCATAAGTCACCGCCTTAAAAATAGTCAATGGCCACAGTCACCGCCTTTCTTCCGGCGGGATCTCGAACAGATTCAAGAGCTCGCCGAGATTCGAGCCCCGCCACCATCGATATTGCGCCTGCACCGAGCTGATCGCCGCCCGCTGCAAACGGTTCGGCTCGAGCTTATCGAGCCTCTCAAGCTCAGCTCCCAGCCGAGACGACAGCTCCCAGATCCCCAGCAGCCTTTCCTTCGGATCAATCATTATTACGCTGGAGCCACTTTGACTTTTTTGAACTTCATCATGCTCATTTCGACCGCCGGGAACATATTGCCTTCAAGAACTTCATCGAACGATTCGTGGTTATATTTCAGCATGATCGCATCCCGATCCGGTGCCGCCATGATAAACACCAGCTCGGCATCCTCCGGAATGCCTTCGATGACCGGCACATAAACATATTGCCCATCCCCATCCCCGGGCCCGGATTTCATCCGGCCGCCGAGTATCAGCTCGATGAAACTGATCGGCACGTACACGATTCGCCCGCGTTTGCGTTTAGCAACAACTGTCCTCTGCTCTTCCATAACAAAAACTCCTTTCGATTGACCGTCAAAATAATGTCACCATGTCGTTTTTAACGCCCATAACCCCAACAAAACCAAAACCTTACGTATGTAAAGTCACAAAAAAAATTTCAAAAACCACACCCTTTCCGCCATTCTTTGATC